TAACGCTGCATACGAGATAGAGTACGTCTACTGGTCTTTCCCTGCTGACCTCACTGTGTACAATGACGTAGCGGTTATACCGGATCGCTTCAAGCATGTACTGATTGATGGTGCGATGATGTTTATGATGCGCTTCCGTAGTAATGAGCAGAGTGCTGCGATGCACCAGAATAACTTTGAGGATGGTATCAAGTCTATGCGCCGTGTCTTAATGGATGATGCTATTGAGATTAGGTCCACTGTAGTTACACGAGGTAGTACCTCTTCTTTTAGTGGCGGTTACTAATGGCGGATAATCTAGCCTCCTTTAAAGTCTTTTGCCAAGGCGGTCTAAACACCAGTCGTGATGTGCTATCACAGGGCGAAACCACACCCGGTTCAGCTATTTCATTAATTAACTATGAACCTGCTGTTACAGGTGGTTATAGGCGTATTAGTGGCTTTAGTAATGACTATGGTACAGTCACAGGTACTGGTAGTATTCTAGGTGTTTGTGTTGCTAATGGCGTAAACGATGGTATTTTAGCCTGTCGTAAACCCTCTAGTGGAAACAACTATCTACACTACTGGAACAACTCTACATCAGCTTGGGTAGCGGTGACTACATCGGGTACGCCCACAATGACAGGTGTATCTAAAGTTCGCTTTAAGCGTTTTAACTGGGGTAGCTCTAAAGTAGTATTGACTGATGGTATTAATCCAGCTGCTACTTATGATGGTACAACTTACACACAAGTTACACATGCTGATGCACCTAGTGCCCCTAAGTACGCTTCTATCTTCCAGAACCATTTGTTCTTATCAGGGGATACCTCTGAGAATACTAATTTGTACTTTAGTGCGCCTTACTCTGAAACTAATTTTGCCGCTGCCGATGGTGCAGGTGTTATTAATGTAGGTTACCCTGTAGTAGCTACTAAAGCATTTCGTGATGCTTTGTATATCTTTGGTATAAATAACATCAAGAAGCTTACAGGTAATAACATCGCTAACTTTGTTCTTGAGAATGTTACAGACGATCTTGGGTGCTTGGCTACAGATAGTATTATTGAAATAGGCGGTGATGTATTCTTCTTGTCGCAAGACGGTTATCGTCCTATATCCGGCACTAACAAAATTGGTGATGTTAATTTAGAATCTATCTCTCGTAACATTCAGTCTATCTTTACAGAGGTGGTACTAGAAGAAGACTTAGATGCTCTATCATCTGTTGTTATTCGTGAGAAGTCTCAGTTTAGGGTGTTTTTCGCTGTTGGTGACTCTACAGGTTTAATAGGTGGTATACGTTCAACACCGCAAGGAAATATGTTTGAGTTTGGGCAGGTTCTAGGTATTGAAGCTACTTGTGCAGATAGTGGTTACATAGGACAGTTCGAGTTTGTAATACATGGTAGTAGTACTGGTAAAGTACACAGGCAAGAACAAGGTACTAACTTTGATAACGCTGAAATATTTAGTTTATATCAGACTCCGTTTATACACATGCAAGACCCTGAGCAACGTAAAATAATACAGACGATAGCTACGTATTTACGTTCAGAGGGAGATAATGAAATAGCTATGTCTGTTTTGTATGACTATGAAGCGTTTGAAACACTGAGCCCAACAAACTTTTCATTAGTAACTGAAGGTGCAGCAGCATACTACAACGAAGCTTTGTACGACAGTACAGCTATTTTCGATGGTAACCCAGCACCTGTAGTAAGGACTAACGTATCTGGCTCTGGGAAGTCAGTATCTTTAAAATATGTAACTAATGATACAAATGCATCACACAGTATCCAAGGTATAGTGATTACGTTTGGGGTAGGAGACAGGTTATAAAATGGCAGGTTATAGTAGACAATCAGTAGCTGACATTATCGCTAGTGCAATAATTAGGGCGGCTCCAGTAAATGCAGAGTATAACGCCATACGTGATGCTTTTGCTTTTGCTACAGGTCACAAGCATGACGGCAGTTCTACAGAGGGTGCATATGTACCTCTTATTGCTGATACAGATGCAAAAAATAAAGTAGTTGTAGATACAGCGAACAACCGTATTTCCGTGTATAGTGAAGTAGGTGGCTCTGCAGTAGAACAGCTACGTATTCAAGACGGTGCTATTGTACCTGTTACTGATGATGATGTAGACCTTGGGGCTTCTGGTGCTGAGTTTAAAGATTTATATATTGACGGTGTAGGTTACCTTGATTCTGTTGTAATCACAGGCGGCACTATTGATAATACAGTGATTGGTGGTACTACTCCTGCAGCCGTTACAGGTACTACTATTACTGGTACAGAACTCGTTGGCCCTGTCACAGGTGACGTAACAGGTAACTTAACGGGTGACGTTACGGGCAACGTAACGGGTAACCTTACAGGTGATGTCACTTCTACAGGCACATCTACCTTTGCTACTGTTGACATTAATGGCGGTACTATTGATGGTACTGTAATCGGTGAAACGGCACCTGCTTCTGCTGACTTTACTACAGTGGACACTACAAGCAATGTCACTGTTGGTGGTACTCTTGGTGTTACAGGCCTATCTACTTTTACAGGCGCTATGTCTGCAGGTAGTCTTACTACAACAGGTAACTCCACACACGCTACTGTAGACATTAACGGTGGTGCTATTGATGGCACAATCATTGGTGCTTCCTCTGCAGCCGCAGGTACTTTCACTACAGTAACGACTACAGGTCAGGCTACTCTGGCAACCGCTGATATTAATGGTGGTACTATTGATGGTTCCGTTATTGGTGGTGCAACTCCACAGGCTGTAACAGGTACAACTATAACAGCTAACACAGGTTTTACTGGTGCGCTTACGGGTAACGTCACAGGTAACGTAACGGGTAATCTTACTGGTAACGTCACTGGAGATGTAACAGGTGACCTGACAGGTAATGTTACAGCTTCTACAGGCACAACAACTCTGAATGACCTTGTAGTTAATGGTACTGTAGATTTCACGAGCACAGCATTGCTTAACGTCAGTGATCCTACAGCACCACAACATGCAGCTACGAAGAGCTATGTAGATACTGCAGATGCCCTCAAGCTGGACAAAGCTGGCGGTACGATGTCTGGTGACATCACTATGGGTGGCAATACTGTTACTGGTCTTGGTACGCCGATTGCTGACTCAGATGCAGCAACCAAGGGTTTTGTTGATACAAGCATTGCCAATGTTATTGATGCTGCACCAGCTGCTCTTGATACACTTAACGAACTGGCTGCTGCGCTGGGTGATGATGCTAGTTTTTCCACAACTGTAACGAACAGTATTGCGACTAAGCTGCCTCTTGCTGGCGGCACTATGACTGGCGACATTGCCCTTGGCGCAAATAAGGCTACATCAACAGCGACACCTGCTACAGATGACACACTTACTCGTAAGGGTTATGTAGATACTCAAGATGCACTCAAGTTGAACCTGTCTGGTGGAACCATGTCGGGTGCTATCGCTATGGGTACATCTAAGATCACAGGATTGGGTGACCCTACAGCAGCACAGGATGCAGCAACTAAGACGTATGTAGATACACAGGATGCTACTAAGTTGAACTTGTCTGGTGGTACGATGACAGGTGCTATCGACATGGGTGCTAACAAGGTCACTACTACGTACACACCTACAGATGCAGCTGATCTAACTACTAAGACATATGTGGATGGCATTCTAGGTTCAGCTACGAGTTCAGCAGCTAGTGCTTCTGCCGCTGCTACAAGTGCTTCTGAGGCAGCTACATCAGCTAGTAATGCTGCAACAAGTGAAGCTAATGCGGAAGCTGTGTATGATAGCTTTGATGATCGCTACTTGGGTGACAAAGCAAGTGCGCCTACAGTAGACAATGATGGTGATGCACTAGCAGTAGGTGCTTTGTACTTCAATACTACTGGTGACGCTATGTATGTGTGGAACGGCACAGCATGGCAGGGTGTATCACCCGATCTAGTAGGAGACATAACACCACAGCTAGGTGGTAACCTAGATAGCAACGGTAACGATATTACCTTCGGCGACAACGACAAAGCCATCTTCGGCGCTGGGTCTGATTTGCAGATTTACCATGATGGGGCAAAAAGCGTTATCCATGACGCTGGGACGGGCAATCTTCTTGTCCGTGCAACCGATCTCAGTCTCGCAAATGATGCGTGGTCTGCGAACTACTTGACTGCACAGGATGGCGGCGCTGTAACGCTATACCATAATGGCAACACTCGGCTCGGCACCACCAGCAGCGGTATCAACGTATCGGGTACTGTGGTTGCTGATGCGCTGACTGTTGATACAAATGCAAACACATCCATTGGCGGAAACAATGATGCGGCAGCTAGTGTTCAATTTAAAACAAATCGTTCCTCTGCAAACGCAACCATGTCTAACATCACTGCGCAGTGGAACAACACCTCCGTTGCGCAAATGCGGTTTGAAACAGGTAGCGACACAACAAATAAAGACGATGGGCGTATTAAGTTTCTTACCTCCCCGTCCTCTAGTGGTGGGGTTATCACACGTCAGCTAATTGAAAATAATGGCGACATCAGCTTCTACGATGGCAGCGGCAACGCAAAGTTCTTCTGGGATGCGAGTGCTGAACGGTTGGGCATTGGGACTACAGTTCCAAGGGCAAGACTTCATGCTTCAGGGGTAACAGGCGACGACGATCCTGCATTAGGGACAGAGTCTGCACCATTCTTTGTAAGTAATACAGCACTCAGTTATGGTCTAAATATTGGTGTAAACGGTCAGGGTGGTGCTTGGCTTCAATCACAAAGCAATTCTTCAGCTATAGCCTATGACATTTTACTCAATCCTGTTGGCGGCGACGTAGGTATCGGCACTACAAGTCCTTCAGCTAAATTGCATGTAAATGATTCATCTGGTGCATCTCAAATTAAAATAACAGGCGGTGGGACATCGCAAGCGCAATTATCTATGACTGCTGGCGGCGGCACGGAGTCTGGCATATTTGTATCAAGTTTAAATGATATGCGCTTCAATACAAACGCCACAGAAGCCCTGCGCATCAATAGCAGCGGTAATGTAGGGATTGGCACAAGTTCGCCAGACTACAGGCTAGAAGTAGAAGAAGCAGGCACTGGCAGTGGTTTGGGTGGTATAGCAGCTTCAACTGCAACGACAGGTGGAAGTGCAGGTTATCGTTGGGCAACTGGTGGAACTACACGTTTTGGAATGACACTAATAGGGAGTGCTGGTTCAGAAAGTTTACGGATATACGATAGCAATAATTCTACAGAACGCATGCGCATTGACAGCAGCGGTAGGGTCGGCATTGGAACTTCAAGTCCATCAGAAGAACTTACAATTCGTGCTTCTGTTCCCAAGATACAAATAGAAGACAGTGATGGCACAAACCAGTATGGTCAATTCTACCATTCTGCTGGGACAACGGCCATTCAAGCCAGAAATGGTAACACTGATGGCACCATAGTTTTCCAGAAGTATGACGGAACAACTAATGATGAGACTGTTCGCATCGACAGTGGCGGCAACCTAGAGATGACAGGCGGCGGCTCTATTGGTTGGGCCAACTTCACCTTCGTTGAGGAAAGCGGCTACCTCTACGTCTACAACGGCTCCACTAAAATCATGCGTGTAGACGCATCAGGCAACGCAGCTTTCGCAGGTGATGTGGAAGCCAACGCAACATTATAACTCATTAGCTAATAGGAGTATCCGAAGATGGCTATAAAAGTAAGCGGCACAGAGGTTATCAGCGATGACAAGCGCATCCTGAATAACGAAAGCCTCCCCGACATTCGCCCGTCCCTATTGTTGGACTTTGCGAACAGCAAGACCCTTGACCCACGCATCACGTTTACCCGTGGAAGCACTGCGACTTACTGGGATGGTAAGACCACTGCGAAGGCTGAAGAGAATTTGGTTAAGTACAGCCAAGACTTTAGCACAATCTGGTCGTTTGGGCCGAGTGGAGCCGCTGGAACAATTACAAATAACAACGCCACTGCACCTGACGGCACGACTACGGCTGCGTTAATACAAGCAACTGCAACAACGTCACAGCATTACTTGCAGCGCCCCCTCAGTTATTATTCTCCTGTCTCTGGGCAAACCTATACTCTTTCCTGTTATTTAAAAGCTGGCACAGTAGACGATGTTCAGTTTGTATTTGGTAATGGTGCAGACTTTGGTGCCGCAGCTTATATCAACGTAGACTTAACGGCTGGCACAATTACACATACAGCATCAAGCATTTCTGCTTCATCAATCACAGACGTAGGTAACGGCTGGTATCGTGTAACTATGTCGGCACCTGCCATTGGCAGCAATAATCAGGGCAACTTCATCACATCTTTTGTTGATCCTGCTGCCCCAACGGGTCGCTTGCAGAACTTTACCACCGCTGGCACTGAGACATATTACATCTGGGGTTGCCAAGTAGAACAACGGTCTAGTGCCACAGCCTACACCCCGACAACCGATAGCCCCATAGTGAAGTACCAGCCCGTGCTGCAAACAGCGGCATCAGGTGAGGCAAGGTTTGACCACGATCC